GATTTATACAATCAAAGATTTTCACAAGAAGAAGCAAATAAATTTAAAGGTGCATACTCTTCTTTTGCAGAAGAAATTAGAGCTAATTGTTCAAGACACATACTTTTAACTCATGATAATTGGCATATATTAACTGGCTATAATACCGATACTTTAGGCGAAGCTTTGTTACAAACTATCACCGCAAAATGTTTTAATTTATATCAAGCACATTTAGTAGGGTTTTTCGGTATGTTAAAAGTAGTTAAAGAAACTAAAAGTTGGTTACCATTCAAAGCATGGCTAGAATGTTTGCGGTTAGCAAAACAAATAGATAGTAGTTTTGTTTATTACGGTTCTTTAGAATTTTTAGAAAAAGATATTGAAGAACTAAGGGAACAATTTAATATACCCACACCAAAAATATATAATGAATATTACCAAAAATATAAGTTGGAACTTTCCGATACTAACTAAAATAAAAAATTACTATTTAAAAAATGGTTTTTACAAAACTTTAAGTTGGATTGTGTTTATAGTTATTGGTACAAAAATTATTATAATAAACGGAGGAATAGGATTAATTAATTATTCGTTTGGTACAGAAATACCTTATGGACCATTACTGTATTATCTAACAGGAATAAAATTGATATAATATAATAAGCTATGCCTTTGCAGAAATTAATATTTAGACCAGGAATTAATAAAGAATCTACTGCGTATGCTAACGAAGGCGGTTGGTTTGATAGTAATCTAGTTCGTTTTAAAAAAGGATTACCTGAAAAAATAGGAGGGTGGTCTAAAACTACTACCTCTACTTATTTAGGTTCAGGGAGAGGTTTACACGCTTGGGTTGCGATAGATGGAACTAAATATCTTGGATTAGGCACAACAGTAAAATATTATATATTAGAAGGTACCGAATTTAACGACATTACCCCTATTAGAAAAACCAGTACTAATTCAATAACTTTTGCAGCTACTGAAGATTCTAGTACTTTAACGGTTACTGATACTACACATGGTTCTACTGTAGGAGATTTCGTAACTTTATCAGGAGCAGTAAGTTTAGGTGGTAATATAAATTCTAATGTTTTAAATCAAGAATACCAAATACAATCAGTCCCTAACAACAACACATACACTATATCTGCTAAAAACACTTCAGGAGTAGCGGTTACTGCAAATAGTAGTGATACAGGTAATGGAGGATCAGGAGTAGACGGAGTTTATCAAATAAACGTAGGTTTAGACGTTTATGTTCCTGCTACTGGTTGGGGAATCGATGGTTGGGGATTTGGTGGTTGGGGTAGTTCTTCTGCTTTAGGTGGTAATAATCAACTACGTTTATGGTCACACGATAATTTTGGTGAAGATTTAGTATTAAATGTTAGGGGAGGTAGTGTTTATTATTGGGATAAAACTAATAGCGTAACTACAAGAGCAGTAGCTTTAAGTGAGGTAGCAGGAGCTAATTTACCGCCTACACAAGCATTGCAAACTATGGTTTCTGATATAGACAGACACGTTATTTGTTTTGGAGCAGACCCGTTAAATGATTCAGGTACTGCTAGAACAGGAGCGATAGACCCTATGTTTATAGCGTTTAGTGATCAAGAAAACATAGCTGAATGGGAACCAAAAATAACTAATACGGCAGGTTCCTTAAGACTTTCTTCAGGTTCTCAAATAGTAGGAGCTATTAGAGCTAGACAAGAAATATTAATTTGGACAGACACTGCATTATTTTCTATGTCTTTTATAGGACAACCATTTACTTTTGGTGTTAATTTAATAAACGAAGGGGTTGGGTTAATAGGTCCTAACGCTATGATAAACACGGCTAAAGGAGTGTTTTGGATGGATAAAAAAGGTTTTTATACCTATGCGGGTTCAGTACAAAAATTACTTTGTTCGGTAGAAGAACACGTGTTTAGTAATTTAAATGAAACACAAAACTATCAGGCTTTCGGTTTTTTAAATAAAGAATTTAGTGAGGTAGGGTGGTTTTATTGTTCAAAAAATTCTACTGTTATAGATAAATACGTTACCTATAATTATGAAGAAAACGTTTGGATGATAGGAGAACTTTCTAGAACAGCTTGGTTAGATGAAGGTATTTTTAATACACCTAAAGCAACTTCTTCTAATACTTTATTTGATCATGAGTCAGGTAATGATGATGATGGAAGTCCTATGACTAATGTTTTTATAGAGTCTAGTGACTTTGATCTAGGTGAAGGAGAAGAGTTTCAATTTGTTAACAGAATAATACCTGATGTAACTTTTAATGGTACAGGCAGCACAGGTGCTTCTGGACAAAAAGTAAATTTAATTTTAAAAAAGAGAAACTTTCCTGGAGAAGATTTAAGCGTAGGAGCCACTGGTTCTTGTACTTCAGTAACAACTAAAATAGATACTAGAGTTAGAGGCAGACAAGCAGTATTAAGAGTGCAGTCCGATGATACAGAAACAGCTACAGGCATGGCTTTTAAATTAGGGGCAACACGTATTGAAACACAACCCGATGGTAAAAGATAATGGCTAGAATATTAGAAACTAAATTACCTTTCGCTCAAGACGAACTTTCTCCAGAACTATTTAATAGATTAGTAAGGATTTTAGAACTTAGTTTAAATAAAGCAGATATTGGTTCTCTTGATATTCTTAGTGAAACACAAAGAAACTCCACTAGTTTTGAAGTAGGAGCATTAATTTGGAACATTTCTACTAATCAAATTCAACTTTGGACGGGTAGCCAATGGGTAGATATTTATGCAGCTACAGAAAAAGGTACGGAAGCGGTTATTACAGCGGGTATCGTAACTGTCTCTGTAGCAGGAAACACCGTAATTCCTATAACATGAACATAGAAAAACTTAGAGAAGAATTAAAAGTCGATGAGGGCTGTATAAACGAAATTTATTTAGATCATCTTGGTTACCATACTTTTGGAATAGGACATTTAATAACCAATGAAGATAAAGAATGGGGAGAACCTGTTGGTACACCTATATCTACTAAAAGAGTTAATGAGTGCTTTAAAAACGACATAGAAATAGTTTTTAAAGAGTTAGATAGAAGTTTATCTTGGTGGCGAGAGTTACCAGAAGATATACAATTAGTGTTAGCTAATATGTGTTTTAATTTAGGTATTACGCGATTAAAAAAATTTAAAAAGTTTTTAACCGCATTATCTGAAAAAGACTGGGAACTTGCTGCTACAGAAATGATGGATAGTCGTTGGGCTACACAAGTCAAACAAAGAGCAGTAAGACTACAAAAACGTGTAATAAAAGGAGGCTAGAATGGTTAGAAGAAAAATGTCTAAAGGTGGTATGTTAAGAAAAATGTCTAAAGGCGGTTCTCTTAGAAAAATGTCTAAAGGCGGTTCAGTAAAGAAAAAGTCTAAAAAACGTAAAACTACTAAAAAGAAAAAGAAATAAGTTATGTCTTATTTAATTAGTAATATCCCACATTTTAAATGTTGGGTTAGACGAGAGTTTACTAAAAACCATGAAGAATACCAAGATGAGTATATTCATGCACTAGCGATAGCGGTTACTACTATTCCCGATAGATCATTAAGTTTTCAAGTAGTCTTTACTGGCGAAGAAGCTAATTGTGAAGACAACGATGAGGATAATATTCACGGTGGTGCTATGTGGGCTAGAATGCCAATACAGGCTTTAGTTGCTGATATACCCAGTGAAGACTTTCCAGAACCTATGGAAGATCATATTGCTCAACCTTGGGATTGTGAGTCAAGAGACCACTCAGTAGTTATTATGGATAGAGTTAGTTCTAGTCCTTGGCTTTGCAAACTTGATGGAAAGTTTTATACTGGTCGTTATATGTTTACAGTAGACTATACCAATAGCGATATTGCTGATGATCCTGCACAACATAAACAATCTCATGTATTATATATAACTGAAGATTGTAAATGGAAAGGTAATTTTGTAGCTTTACCTAACAATAGAGTTAGAGCAACAAGTCCTGCTTTGTGGGTAACTGGTGATGGAGCACCTGATTTTAAACCCTCTCAATGGGTTCATTCTGCAGAAGGTCATGAAAGTTATCTAGACCCTGCTATTACTTTTAACAATTTATACGAGGAGTAACATGGTAAAAAAGACACATAAAACAAAAGACGGTAGAACGGCTAAAAAAGGACTTTATTATAATATTAATAAAAAGAAGAAAGCAGGTAAAAAGATGCGTAAAAAAGGAGCTAAAGGAGCTCCTACAGCAGCTGACTTCAGACGTTCCGCTAAAACCGCTAAGAAACCTATAAAGAAAAAGAAAAAGAAGTAATGGCAACTAAGCGTAAAGAAAAATCGATACGCCGAACGACTAAGGGTAAAGGAGCTAATTACCGTAAAACTAAAGCAGGTGCGGGGATGACAGCTAAAGGTGTAAGAGCCTATAGAAAGAAAAACCCTGGATCAAAATTAAAAACTGCAGTTACAGGTAAAGTTAAAAAAGGTAGTAAAGCAGCAAAAAGACGTAAGTCTTATTGTGCTAGATCAGCAGGACAAATGAAGAAGTTTCCTAAAGCTGCAAAAAATCCTAATTCTAGGTTGAGACAAGCAAGAAAAAGGTGGAAGTGCTAATGTATGAATATAGCTGTACTGTAGATAGAGTTGTTGATGGAGATACTATTGACGTAACTTTAGATTTAGGTTTTGATATTTTATTTAAAAGCAGGGTTCGATTATATGCAATAGATACCCCAGAATCTAGAACTAGAGATAAAGATGAAAAAGCTAGAGGTAAGTTAGCTTCAGCATATTTACAAAACGCTATAGATACTGCAAAACAAGTAATTATTAGAACAGAACTAAAAGACTCTCGTGGTAAGTACGGTAGAGTTTTAGGCAGTGTTATTTGTGACGGTATAGACATAAACAAAGCAATGGTAGAACAGTATTATGCGGTAGCTTATTATGGACAAAACAAACAAGAGGTAGAGGAAACTCATTTACTCAATAGAGCTAAACTTATTGAGTTAGGTGTGTTTACTCCTGTAGAGGTTTAAGATGGAAGAAAAAATTATAGAAGATAATGTTATTGTTTCTAAAGAAGAACCAATAAAAAAGAAATTAGAGTTAGATATAGATGTTACGCCTAATAACACAGGAACAAACCCTTTTCAAAAATGGGTACATCTTGCTAAAACTATAGACGCTTGGCGTATCTTTCCAAGGATTTTTGTTAGTGTTTATATCGTACTTCTTTACAAAGTTGTTATTTGGTTTATGGAATTACCAGAACCTAATTTAGAACAATCAGCATTAGTATCAATCGTAGTAGGAGCTATGGCAGCAGTTTTTGGTATTTACGCAGGTACTTCAGGACAAAGTAAAAACTTTAAAGGTGGTGATTAATGTCCTTAAAAATATTCCTTACAGAATTTAGATTCAGAGGAACCATTCACGAAGGTCCTAATATCGTTGCGGAGTCTTTTGAAGATGCTGAAGAACAAGCAGAAGAATACGGAGTAATTGTAGTAGGTATGTTAGATGGAACAGTTTCTCTTGAGGAGTCAGAAGAATGCAGACCTACTTTACATTAATAGCTGAAGTTGGTTTTCCAATAGCCATGTCCTTGTTAGGGGGCTTTTTTATTTTTCTTACTGTTAAATATATTTTAGAAAGTGTTATAGGTCAAGTAGACGGTATTCATAATATCGTTACGGCGTTAGATAATCGAGTAAAAACTATGAATCACGATATGATTCGTGTTGACGCTACTATGTGTTCCGTATTAGGTATTCGACCTGACCTAGAGCGTATTGCAAGAGCGGATGGTAAAAACGACGCTCGTAGAGATTAATGGAAAATATTGCGGTAATTATTAGTGAGTATGGTTTTCCTATTGTAGCTACTGTCGGCTTACTGTATATCCTTTATTATATTTGGAACTTTATTACTAAAAATATAAAAGCTAAACTAGCAGATGCGAACGTTACGTTAATAGCTTTAATTGATAGAGTGCGTATGTTAGATAACGATTTGATAAGATTACAACAGAAACTAGATACGGTGATTGAATTAAGGGAGTTAAAAGATGAGGAAACGAAAGAAAACGAAGAACGAGATAGCGATTGAAAATATTTTTGCTTATACGGGTCTTATCTTTATAGTTTTTGCTATAGTTTATTCGTCTTTTATTCAAGCAGACGAAATGAAATTTACTTTTAAAAGTCCTAGTTTTTCAGGTGTAGCAACTTCGGCACATTACCTAACTATAGAAAACCAAGAGAACACTAGAAAACAAAGTATTAATGAAGCACTAAAAGCTGCTGCGGATGAAGCAGAAAGAGATCAAAACAATAGCACACTAGCTCGTTTTATTAGAAATTTAGAATCCAGGGTGTACGCTAAATTATCGCAACAATTAGTAGATAATTTATTTGGAGAAACATCCTCTAACGCAGGGACTATTGAACTAGAAGGAAACAGGATAGACTATGTTTCTGATGATACTACGATTACACTTACCATCACTGATGCTGATGGCGGCGAAACAATTATTAATTTCCCTCTCGATAGTTTTACTTTCTAGTTGTACTTTATTACAAACAGAACAAGCTATTGAAAACTTACAGCCGTCAAGGTTTGCAGAAGTTTCTGAAGTTATTAATGAAAATTTAGCTAATTTAGGTGTTCCTAATGTAAAACCTGTAGTAGCAGTATATCCCACCGCGTTTACTGATCAAACAGGACAACGTAGAAGTAATAGTACGTATGCTTCTTTCAGTACCGCAGTTACTCAAGCTCCTTATACGTTATTAATAAAAGCGTTAAAAGACACTAGCAACGGTAATTTTTTCGAAGTAGTAGAACGTGTAGGTTTAGATAATTTAACTAAAGAACGACAATTAATTCGTAGTACTAGAAAAGACTTCGATGAAGAACAAAAATTAAAACCTTTGTTATTCGCAGGTATTTTAATGGAAGGTGCCGTAGTTGGTTATGAAACTAATACACGTTCTGGGGGTTCTGGTGGTAGAGTGCTAGGTGTTGGGTTTAGTAAGGAGTATCGACAAGATACTGTAACAATTAGTTTACGTACAGTTTCTGTGCTTACGGGACGAATTCTTACCGAAGTTACGGTGACCAAAACTATTTTGAGTGTAGGTATTACTGAAGATATTTTTCGTTTCGTAAAAGATAATACTAGGTTAATTGAAATAGAAAACGGTAACGTAGAAAACGAAGGCGTAACTATAGCACTACAAGCAGCAATAGAAACAGCAGTTTACAAAACCATCATGGAAGGAATACAATATGACTATTGGAGTTTAAAACAATGAAAAAACAATTAATTTTATTAATGGTTTTATCTAATGTGGTTTGGTCAGCAGATAACGAAATATCTATTGATCAATCAGGTGCAACGCTTAATGCCGATATAGAACAGTTAGGCTCGGGTAACTTAATCGGTGGAGCTTCAGCAGTAGCAGGGACGATGACGCCATTAGATTTAGACGGAACTAGCATGACTTTAGATATCAATCAAATAGGTTCTAGTAACTTATTTAAAGGAGATATCAACGCCGATAACTATATTGGATTTTTTGAGTTTTCTGGTTCTAGTAATATTTTTGATATTCAAACAGACCCTACTAATACTTATTCTACTGATGGTTCTAACGTAAATATCTCAGTAACGGGAACGGCTAACGATATGTCTTTAGACCAAGGTACTGCAGCAATAGCAACTACGTTAGATTTAGATTGGATTATAAACGGTTCAAACAATACTATTGATTCCGATATCGATGTAGACTTAGCTACTAATTATATGAACGTTGATGGTTCTGATAATACTATCAACTATAACGGCGATGGTTATCAAGGTGGTCATTTTCACCTAAATCATACAGGAGGTTCTAGAGCTATAAATGTTACACAAGCGTCAACACTCGATAACGATTGGCTACGTGTCATTTCTAATGGTTCTAATGGTACTTTCTGTATTATCCAAAACGATCAAGGCACAGCAACCAGTTGCCCTTAATATCGGTTCTATAGAAGAAGTATCTGGTTACGGACAAATAAGCCGTGATAAAGATTATAAAGCGGTAGTAGCTTTTAATTTACAATCTAACGATGAAGCTAAAACGGAACAAGGTAGATTAGGTTTACGTTTCGCTGATGATAGTAAAGTTAAACTAACCGAACATTCTACTTTAGTTATTGACGAATATATTTACGACCCCAACCCGAGTAAAAGTAAATTAGCGTTATCTTTTGCTAAAGGTACGGCTCGTTTTGTAACTGCTAAATTTAGTGCTATCCCTAAAGAAAATATGACGATTCGTACTGATTCAGCTACGGTAGCGATTCGTGGTACTGATTTTACTATCACCGTAGAACCTGACACAGGTGAAAGTTTATTTATTTTATTACCTGATGAGTTTGGTAATCCTTCTGGAGAAATAGTAGTTAGTACGGCTATAGGTGAAGTAATTTTAAACCAAGCATATCAAGCCACTACTACCACAACTTTAGAAGCAACACCTAGTCCTCCTGTAATATTAGATTTGTCGTTAGAGTTTATTGATAATATGTTAATTGTTACACCGCCTAAAAAAGTAACAAGAACAGACGAAGAAGAAACACAAGAAATAAAAGACCCTATTTTAGATTTTAATGAATTAGATTTTGATTATTTAGCCGAAGAAAACTTAAAAGAAGATGAACAATTAGATTTTACTGAATTAGATTATGATGCACTAAACGTAAACTTTTTAGAAGATTTATTAAATATTTTAAACGAATTAGACAGTTTAGCAGAAGAAGATCAGCTTGATCAATCAGCTATCTCCTCAACTATTCGAGGAACTAATATTGGTCAAGATACGAAAACACAGATAACTACAGTAGTTTCAGGTGCACAAATAAGTTTAAATAGAACTGTAGGACAAGGTGCTACGTTAAATATAGACAGCGATAATAGTTATACAGTGATTTTAGAACAAGATGGCGTAATGAATGAAGTTAGAGTAAACGGTGGTAGTGATTCAACAATAAGTATTAGACAAGGGTCAGGATGAAATATTTAAAAATTATTGCAATAGTAACGATATTAAGTTTACCTTTAATTTTTAGTCTAGCTCCGCAAGAAATATTAAAATTAAAAACATTTGATGCATTTATTAAAACTCCTGAACCTTCGGGTAATTTTGTTGTGTTAAATATTACCGAAGAAGATGTAGATAAAGAAGGTGGTTACCCTTTTCCTAGACAAAGGTTAGCAGAATTACAAGTAGAGTTATTAAACCGAGGAGCGTTAGGTGTTGGTTGGGTTATAGGTTTTCCACATAAAGACCGTTTTGGTGGTGATAGTAATTTTAAAACAGCTCTTAGTTATGCTCCTTCAGTACTGGCTTTGTTTGAAAATGCTAATGGTGAATACCCCGATACCGTAGGCACCGTTATTATGGGTGAGGGTAACGGTGGTTATTTAGCTCAAGGCACAATAACAAATATACCCGAGCTAGAAGCGAATGAAGGAATAGCTACCGCTCCCGTAGACGTAGATAACTTAGTTAGACGTATACCGCTTCTATATAGGACGCCTAACGGGTGGTTACCCGCTTTCGGTACCGAAGTACTAAAAGCCCTAACAGGGGCTAATACGTACGTTATTAAGACTAATACGAACGGTATAGAAGAAGTACGCGTAAAAGGTTTACCTGCTGTTAAAACGGACGGTTTAGGACGTAAATGGGTGAGTTGGGTAGATACTCCAGAAACTAACATGCAAGAGTTAGCTGTACAAAACAAATTTGTTTTTGTAGGAGTTACTGCTAAAGGCGTAATGCCACAGTTAGCTACCCCAGTTGGATTACTTGAACCACACAAGGTACAAGCAGCACTAGCAGAATCAATATTGGTAGAAAATAGTCCATTTATCCCCGACTACAGTTTAGCCGTTGAAGTTTTAATATTAGTTATATCCCTGCTTTTAGTTTGGGTTGTGTTGAGCAACTTAGGCGTTACTGCAGGGGTTCTTTGTTTTAGTGCTATTATGTCTAGCACCGCTATCGGAGGATATTATGCCATACAACAAGGACTATTAATAGATACAACGTGGACCTTAATTAGTGAATTTATAACAGGAACGATTGCTTTTTATTTACGTTTCCGTGAACAATATAAATTACGTTTAGAAATTAAAAAACAATTTGAACATTACCTAGACCCTAGACAAGTAAAACAACTACAAAAGAATCCTGAGTTATTAAAATTAGGTGGTGAAAAAAGGTACGCTACTTTTTTATTTACTGATGTACGAGGGTTTACCGCTTTATCAGAAGCTGTAACTCCAGAAGAAGTAACTTATATTATGAATAAAGCCCTTACTGCTCAACAAGCCGCAGTGCAAAAACATGGCGGTATGGTAGATAAATATATTGGCGATGCTATGATGGCTATATTTAATGCTCCTATAGATGTGTTACACCATGAACAAATAGCGGTCGATTGTGCTAAAGATATTTGGCAAAATATGTCCGACCTTAATATAGAACTCCAAGCGGAAGGACTTCCTGCAGTAGCCATAGGCATAGGAGTAAACACAGGAGAAGCAGTAATCGGTAATATGGGTTCTTCTTCACGGTTTGATTATACTGCTATCGGCGATGCGGTAAATACTGCGGCTAGGTTAGAATCAGGTACAAAAGATGCAGGAGTAGATATTTTAATAGGTGAAAATACGGAAAGTAAGTGTGGTTATTATTTAAAACCACTAAAACCTATAAAAGTAAAAGGCAAAGAAAAACCTTTAAAAATATATACTGTATGAAGTATAATCGAATTGTCAGTATTGAACTGCAGCTTACGAGACGGGCTTTAACTCGCTAATACGTTAATAAACGCAGAGGAAATAATGAGTTTAAGTTTAATTAAAACTCCAGAACTAACTTACCAAGAAGCGTGTGAGTTTTTTGATTATAAGAAAAACAAACTAGAGTTTCAAAACAAAATAAAACAGTTTGAAGAAGCTGTTGCTAAACATTGTATTGAAAATAACAATCAAGAATTAAATTTACAAATAACAGGAGAAACTGAAGGAGCAGTTAGCCATAGTTTTGCAGACGGGCAGTATATAAGAACAATCGTAATGCCTAAAAACTTATTAGCCGTTTCTAAAATTCACGCTAAAAATCATCCGTTTTTTATTATGAAAGGGGAAGCTTCTATTTTTACAGAACAAGGCGTAACACGTATTAAAGCACCTTTTCATGGTATTACTGAAGCAGGAACAAAAAGAGCTTTATTTATTCACGAAGAATGTACTTTTATTACCGTACATAGAACAGATTGTTTAAATATTGACGATATTGTGAATGAAGTAACCGTTGATGATTTTTCTAAATTAAAATTAACAGGTTTTGATGTAAAACAAATAGATAAAATTATGGAGCAGTTTTAATGTCCTTTGGAGGAATAGCCACAGCGGTAGCTATAGGAACAGCAACAAATGTTCTTACTAGCAAAATTTTAGGCGGTGGAAAGAAACAAGAAGAACAAGTTGCTATTGGAGGAGGTACCGCACCTAGTTTATCTCCTGGACCTGAAACACAAATTACTCCCGTAGAAGGTAGTGAAGTACAAGAATTTGGAGAGTTTACTTATGAAGACCCTGCTAAACCTGTACAAGACAATGCAGAAATTTTAGCTATGTTACAAGAAGTAGGAGTAGACCCTAGCGATTTAGATCAATTTGGTATTGCAGGAATGGCTGTTGGTGGAGTCTTAAACGCGAATAATAATCAACTAAATTTAAAAGAACTTTTAGGTAAAATTGATGAAGAACGTGGTTTATTTGATTTAGATGCTAAAGAATTAGAAGAATTTAAAACAAGTTTATTTGCAAAAGGACCCGAAAAAACAGGTATTATGGATTTAATTCCTGATATAGATTTTAAACAAACTAAAGATGTAGATTTATACGATAGTACTAGTCCTATGCCTATGCAAATAGACGGTGATTCAATGAAAGATTTTGGTTTAGCTTCTTTAGACGCTACTTTAAATCCTACAATGACAGAACGTTACGAAAGTTTTATGAGTCGTTTTTCACCTGAAACACAAGAATTATTTGCAGGTTCTGTAAATCAAATAGGTAATGCGTTAGGACAACGTTTAGCTAGTGAAATTTTAGGAGATGACGAATCTGCTCGTAGAGTTACTATACAATCAACAAATACATTACCTGCAGGTGGTTTAGGTGCAAAACGAGATTATTTAAGAAATATACGAAACATAGATGGCACTGCTTTTGCAGGTAGTAGAGGTTTCAAAGACGGCGGAACATTAAATAGACCTATGTTTAAACCTATGTTAGACGGTGGCGATATTGAAGGTCCAGGAGGTCCTAAAGATGATCTAATACCTGTTATGGCTAGTGACGGTGAATTTATGTTATCTAACGCCGCGGTTAAACATATGGGTAAAGGCAATCATCAGAAAGGTATCGCTATGTTAGAGAAATTTAATAAACAAGGTAATAGGAAATATGGCTAGTAGAGAAGAACAAGAATATTCGACCCAAGCCCCCGCGGGTTATATAGGCGATTTTTTACAACGGGATATTTTTCCGTATGCTCAGTCGTTTTTAAAACAACAGTTTGGAGAATTAGGCGAAGATAATACTAGCCCATTTACCTATACGGGTGATCGAGTAGCAGATTTTGACCCTAGAGAAATTAGAGGTATGCAATTAGCTGATCAAGGTATTGGCAGTTATCAACCTTTTTTAAACCAACAAAGCAATTTATTATCCGAAGCGACAGGTACTATGCGTAGTGCTGCTGACCTAGGCGGACAAGGTATTTCTGCAGGATTAGCTGCAGGACGTGGACTAACAGGAGAAGCGGCAGGATTTACTAGAGGAGCAGGTCCTGATTTTTCTGCTGCTCGTGGTGGTTTAGGTAGAGCAGAACTTAGCGGTTATGGCTCAACAGGAATGTTTAACCCTAATCAACAAGTTAGTAATTTCTATAATCCTTTTGAAGAACAAGTAGTACAACAAACGTTAGATGATATTAGTGAACGTTTTGGTAAAGCCGATATTGGTTTACGCGACCAAGCAATAGGGGCAGGAGCTTTTGGCGGTGCTCGTTCTAGATTAACTCAAGAAGAATTAGCTGAAGATGCGGCGAGAGGTGCTGCTCAACAAGTAGGAGCAATTCGTAGCCAAGGATTCGAAGGAGCTAGAAATGCTGCTCAACAAGCGTTTGAAGCTCAACAACGTAGAGGTTTAGGATTAGCAGGTTTACAAGGACAATTAGCGGCTAGAGAAGGACAGTTAGGTAGTGCCGAAGCTCAAGCCGCATTAAGACAAGGTCAGCAATTAGGACAACTTGGACAAACTGAATTCGGTATGGGCTTACAAGGCGGCACGGGTATTGCTAATTTAGGACAACGTTTAGGTCAAGGGTTAGGAGCGTTAGGACAACAATATCAAGGATTAGCTCAAACATTACCTACTTTACAAGCACAAGATATAAGTCAACAAATGGCTCTTGGTGGATTAGGTAGGGGTAGAGACCAGTCTTTATTAGATTTAGATTACCAAAACTTTACAGGTCAATACAATTTACCGATGCAAACGTTACAAAATGTTGGAGCATTAACGGCTTCTTTAGGACCGTTAGCAGGTGGCTACGGTTATGCTGGTGGAGCACAACCAGCAGCAGGAGCTTTTTCTCCTAATACAGGAAATCTTCCTGGAATAGCTGGTCTTCCTGGAAGTATAGGTTATAATCCAGCATCAACACCAGCACCACCAATTTATGGAAGTTTAAGCGGTAGCGGTCTTGGAGGTTTTGGTTTTATGGGTAATCTGTTTGGTGATCTAGGTATAGGCAACGCGGGGTATTCCATTTATTAATTATGGCTAACGGTATAGCAGGTTTACGTCCTTTTCCAACGTTCGGT